ACACATCAGCAAATGTTGATTCTGTGATCGAAAAGGCTCTTACTTTTCAAAATGAGCTGTTGGGAGAAATTTCAATACTCACTATTAATGACACCGGTAACACATATTCTGGCAATCCAGTTGTATTGCCTCAAAACAGATACATCGATGGTTATAATGTAAGAGATGTGGAAGTTGATTATATCAACCTAGCTGGTCCTGCACCTATTCAAGGTGATATTCTAAGACAAAGTAGATCGTCTGACGTAAAGGTTATAACATTCTCAAGTGCTGTTAATCCATTAGCTATTGGTGAAGGAATTGTACAAGAGAAAAGCTCAACAGTAAATAATTATGCTGTTGTACTTGATTCAAATACAACATATTTAAAATTAGGCAACCTTGTTGAGAAAACTGATGGTGACAACTTTTATGTTACAGGTAGCTCAGTTACATTTAGTAGCAATACAATAACAGGATTTATAAGTGGAAACACGGTTGATTGTTCATTAATAGATACTCAAACAAACAGCACACAAACACATTTGGCTGTTGGAAAAGTACTTACAATAAACACATCTTCACAATCTTTGACAGCAAGAATGCATTCTGTTGATGAATTGTTTAGAATATCTACAACCGATAGATTACAAACAAACAATAATTATAAGTCGTTAGAACCAACAAGAGTCAACTATCCAGCTAATTCTTGGAACGAAACTATAAGAACAGGTTTAAACGCAACAATAAGCTCAAATGTCACTATTGGTACTGGAATAATTGATACGATTGAAGTTGTTGATTCAGGTTATAGATTTAAAACAGGTGAGAATGTATCATTTACTGTAAATGGAATAACTCAATTAGTAACAGGTACAGCTGTTGCAAATGGAACAGGTATTAGTAGAGGTTATTGGAGAAGAAAATACGGTGCGTTAAATGAGAATTATTTTATTCATGATAATGATTTTTACCAGACATTCTCATATCAAATCCTATCTGAATTTGAGCTAAATAAGTATGAAAAAGTAGTTAAGGACGTCATCCACACTGCTGGTTATAAGTTGTTTGGCAAAGTAGTAGTTGATTCATTTGCAAATAACGAATCGTCAGCAATAGAATCTAGTGTTGTACAGGCATAGTAAATGAGTAGTAAGACTTACAAAGAATATAACGTACATGTTGCTAGTCAGTTTGTTGAGTCATTAGATGAAGCAGCAAACTCTAGATATTATGTATTTACGTCAAAGCATAGAGATTATACAGAAGTTACGACACCAGATCCTAACGCTTCTATTGCAAATTCTCTACATCAAACATATGATGAAATGATATCTGGTAAACTTGTTACAAGTTCTGACGTATCACAGGCTATTGAAAAACGTCTTTGGACAAATAATACTGTATATGCAATGTATGATCCTACATCAACTGGATTAGACTCAAATAATTATTTTGTATATACATCAGAAGGTACAGATTATCACGTATGGAAATGTATTGATAACAATGGTGGTGTTGCATCTAATTCAACTCCTTTGTTCTCTGATGTCTCTGCAGCATTAGATACACTGTACATTAAATCTGCTGCTGACGGGTACCAGTGGAGATTTATGTATACAATACCTCAGGCAACGTGGGATAAGTTTGCTTCGAATACATACATTCCGATTGTAAGTCATGCAAATGCTGTATCTAATGCAATTAACGGTTCAATTGATGCTTATGTTGTTTCAAACAGTGGAAACAATTATAATGAATACGTATCCGGATCTGTCGTATCTTCAACAAACACAACCGTGTTTAAAATTGTTAGCACAGCTTCTGGAAATAATGATTTTTATAACAATTGTATGATATATTTTACAGGCGGTGTAGGTAATGGTGAGTTTAAGCAGATTACTGATTACGATGGTTCTACTAAAACTGTTACTGTTAACAATGCATTATCTTCAGCTCCAGATGGAACATCAACATTTGAAATCACTCCTCTTGTAAGAATCAGAGGTGATGGTTCAAATGCTGAAGCTCGTGCAATAATCAACACAAGCACTAATACTATATCAAACGTAGAGATATTACAGCGAGGCTCGGGTTACACGTTTGCTGATGTTACTATTGAAGCAAATAACATGGAGTCAGCTAACCTAGCTTCTGCCCGAGCAATTATAGGTCCATATGGTGGTCATGCGTCAAATCCAAAAGAAGAATTAAATGCAAGATATATTATAATTAGTACAGACTTTGCTAATAATGAAGCTAGTCAGATTCAGACAGATAATGATTTTAGAACTGTAGGATTATTAAAAGATCCACATTATGCAAATGTAATGATCACATTTGAAAATCAAACAGCTAACTTTACAACGGGTGAAACTGTTACTTTAAATACTGCAAATGCAAAAGGTACAATATCTTTTTCAAATACTACTGTTATGAGATTAACAAATGCGTATGGTAGTTTTGCTAATTCAGGTAATGTTACTGGATCTACATCTAGTGCAACAGCAACAGTCGTTGGTGTTAGAGTTAATGCTGAAGATAGTTCTAGATCAAATACTGATTATTTTCAACAAACTGGAAAATATAGTCATAATTTATTAAGTGGTAATCCATTTAGTGAAGATGAGAAGGTAACCGACACTATAAATAATGCTAATGCATTTGTTTATGCAAGTAACAGTACTGTAACTTCTCTTACAACAATAAGAGGAGCATTTGATATAACCAATACAGATATTGTTACTGGTAGTACGTCAAATGAAACGGTTCGGTTTAAAAGTAAAATTAGTCCAGATTTGGTTAGAAACTCAGGTAGTGTTTTATTGCTTAAAAATATCGAAAGTGTGTCAAGATCAAACACAACAACAGAAACAATTAAACTGGTCTTTAAGTTTTAGAGGAAACAATGGTAGGAAATCCACTCGACACTGATTTAAATGCAAGTCCATACTTTGACGACTACGATTTCGAAAAGGGTTACAATAGAATCCTTTTCAAACCATCTGTTCCTGTACAAGCAAGAGAACTAACTCAGCTACAATCTATTTTACAAAAACAAATTGAAATTTTTGGACAAAATATTCTTAAAGACGGCACAATTATTTCTGGTGTTAACTTTACAAAGAAATTTTTTCAATATGTTAAAGTAGAAGATAGAAATCAAGCAGGTGATGTATTCTCAATTGGTGATTATGCTAATGGTTATTTGGTGTATGAAGCTACCTCTGGTAATGCTAATAATAATTTAATTATGCAGATTGAATTAACAAGATCAGGATTTCAAACTCAAAATCCAAATTTGAATACTTTTTATGGTAGATATACATCTGTTGGTAAAACAGCTGGCGGTACCGAAGTAGAAAAATTTGCTACTGGAAATGTTTTAAAGTTCTACTCGGCCAATGGTATAATTAATAGCATTTCAATCGCAAACAGTGGTACAGGTTATACCAATGGTGACACTTTAGTATTTACTTCATTAAGAGGTTCGAACGCTGCAGCAAATGTAACAACAGATGCTAGTGGTAACATCACATCTGTAACTGTTACAAACTCAGGTAAAAATTATGATCTAAGAGAAACGATTACCATTACAGTAAATACAAACACTGGATCAGGTGCAAATCTTTCCGCATTACTGTTGTCTAACACTTCGTTCGTAGCTGCAAATTCTTCACTACAAAAAGCAGATCCTGGAAAAATTAATTATCTATTAGGAACAGGACCAACAGAAGCAGCTCGAGCTGAATATTTGAGGCATAATGTAATTGGAAGCACAGTAGGGTTTGTGTGTGATGATGGTGTTATTTTTCAAAAAGGTCATTTCGTTGATGTTGATCCACAAAAGATCCTTGTTGATAGATATACAACTCTTGCAAATAATTATTATGTTGGTTTTACAACAAAAGAAGAGATTATTAGTTCAGACATCGATAGTACATTACTTGATAATGCACAAGGATTTAATAATGTAAATGCTTCTGGTGCTGATAGACTTAAATTATCAGCTGTTGCTAATTCTTTTGTATCTTCAAATGCACCAAATAATTTCCTAAGGATTGTTGAAGTAAATTCAAAAGGTGATATTAATAGAATTCAAGAAGAGACGGTTTATTCTCAACTTGGTAAGGAAATGGCAAGAAGAACACACGAAGAAAGTGGTAACTATGTTGTAAAACCTTTTACATTTTCTTCAGAAGATTTAACATCAAATGCAACACACGATACTGTTTTAGTTGGAACAGGTAAAGCGTATGTTCAAGGATTCAGAACTGAAACAGTTGGTACGTCAAGAGTAACAGTTAGAAAAGGTACTGATACTGCTAATGTAGAAAATGCTGTTGTATCACAAAATTTTGGTAACTACGTAATTGTTGATGAATATCTTGGTAACTTTGGAATTGAAACGAATTCTGAAGTTAAATTACTCGACACTGCATCAAATAGAATTTCAACTTGTCCTACAGCTAGCGATGAAACAATTCCTTCTATTTCCGGATCAAATGTATCAGGATCAGGGCCATCTTATACTGGTGTAGTTGTGGGTACTGCTAAAGTTAGGTCAATTAGATACAACAGTGGCGTACAAGGAACAAGCACGTGCCAATATAGAGTTTATTTATTTGACATTCAAATGAATGCTGGTAAAGACTTCAGAGATATTAAGTCAATTGCTGAATTTGCAGGTGGTGGTTCTGGTGAGGCAATTGCCGACACTGTATTAGTAAATGGTAATACAGTTCTTAATGAAACAGATCGTAAAGTTTTAGTACAATCTTTCTCAAACAAAGGTATTAAAACACTAAATCATAAACCAACTGACAACGCTTCGTTTATCTTCAGAACAACTACTACAAGTCAGACTGTTCAAACAAACGGTACATTAACATTTGCTTTATCAGGTGGAGACCAGTTCTTTCCTTATTCAACTAGCTCATCATTGTCTGATGATGAGGAAAATGAATTTATAATTGTCGCCGGAGGTGATACTGCTCAAACTGTTCCACTAACTGGTACAGTACAAACAAACAGCGATAACACAACAATAGTTGGAACAGGTACAGCGTTTATTGATGAATACAGAGTAGGGGACACAATTGTTGTTGATACTATATCCGGAAGCCAGGTAATTACCGGTATCACAAACAATACAGTTCTTCAAGTAAGAGCAGCACCAGTTGCAAATGGGACATCGAAGGCTCATAGAAGATTATTCACCCAAAATAAAGTTGTACCACTAGCTGATTCAACCACGAGTAATATTACAATTGGTGGCACAGGTGATAGTGCAATCATTAATTGCACAAGAGGTAAAGAATTAGAAGACACACTAACAGTCAATGTTGTCCATAATATTAGAAAAGACAATGCAGCCCAAATTGACAAAGTACTTAACGCAAACTCATATGTAAAAATTAATTGTAGTACTAACGCTGCTGGTTCGAGTGGACCATGGTCGCTTGGAATTCCAGATGTATATGATATTCAAAAAGTTTATGTTCACACTACCTTTACGGGTATTGAAAGTGCAACATACGATAAGACATCTGATTTTTATCTCGATCGTAGACAAGAAGATGGATTCTATAATTTAAGTTATCTAAGACAAACAACAAATTCAACATTGAGTCTTTCTGCAGCTAGTAGAATACTTGTTGTCTTGAGAGCATTTACAAAGTCTGGATCAAATTATGGTTATTTCTCTGTCGACAGTTATCCTGTAGACGATACGACAAATCCACTTCCTGCTGATAAGATTAGAACAGAATCAATTCCAGTATTTTCTTCACCAACAAATGGACAAGTTTTCGATCTTAGAGATGCAATTGATTTTAGACCTTATGTTGCAAATACCGCAAATGTAACAGAAGCAACAACAGCAGCTGCAGCAACAACGAACCCAGCAGCAACAAAAACGTTTGCTGGTGAACAATATAACGCTGCTGCAGGAAAAAATCTTGTCGTCGACTATCAGCATTATTTACCAAGAATAGATATGCTAACACTAAGTGACAATGGTATATTTGAAATAACAGAAGGTACGCCACAATCTAAGCCAGTACCTCCAAGACCAAAAGATAATGTAATGCCTTTATGTGGTATTGAGGTTCCAGTATTTCCTTCCCTTTCTGCTAAGCTAGCAAGGCAAGCGGGTAGAATCGACTATGGTTATACAATAGCAGATAAGCAGATCAAGCGTTCAACAATGCAGGATCTAAAACAGCTTAGACAAGATGTTACTAAACTTCAATATTATACATCATTAAATAGTCTTGAAAAAGATACACAAGCTCTCACGATTCCATCATCAGCAAATACATCATTAGACAGATTTAAAAACGGTATTTTGGTTGACAATTTTAGTTCCAAATCACCAGCTTCTGTAAATGATAGAGAATTTAAGGCTGGATACGATAGTGCAAGAAAGGTATTGACGTCAAGAATTAAACAGAATAGAATTGACATTGCACCACAGACGTTTGCTAACACTGTACAAAACAGAGATTTAATTACCCTACCCTATAATTCAACAACACTATTAGAGCAAAGATCTGCAACAAAAACAAGAAACACAGCTGAAGCATCTTGGAATTTTTTTGGTAAAGCATCTTTGTTTCCAAACTACGACAACTTCTATGATGTAAGACATGCTGCTGAAAGTGATATTAAACTTGAGCTTGATATGTCTTCAGGTGTTAAAAGTCTTGCAAATCAATTAAATCAATTAGAAGCAATTCAAGCACCATCAACAGAAGTCGTTTCATCCGAAAGTGTAACTAACTTTTTAGGAACAACAAACTCAAGTAGAGTTTCTGGTGCAACTACAAGAAGTACAGGTGGCGGCACACAAATAATTGAAATTGTTGAAAACGAGACTGTTGAACATTACGAGACTATTTTAACTGAAGAAGTTCAAGAAAAACATAATCAGTTTATTGGTACAGAAACAACAAGTGTAACAAACGTTGGAACCTTTGTAAAAGATACAAGGTTTAATCCATATATTAGAGAACAAGTTATTTTCTGCTACGCTGTTGGACTAAAACCAAATACTAGACATTATATTTATTTTGATTCAAAGGACGTTAGTGCTGTCGTAACTCCCTGTACTGTAAATTCTAGTGATGAAGTTATTCAATCAAACTTCAGAACCACAGGTGTAAGAGGAGATGCAATTAATTCAAATTCTAAAGGTGAAGTATTTTTCTCTTTATACATAGCATCTGAGACATATGCTGTCGGATCGAGAGAAGTATACATTGCTAATAAAAATACTTATCAAAATGCTGTTGACGATGCTGATTCGTTTACAACAGTAACCTTCAATGCATATAATCATTCTGTTGATCAAGGTAGTCTTGAAGTTTCAACAAAACAAGTACAGTTTCAAACACAAAGACCAGTAATCGGTTCCAAGACAATTGTAACTAATACACCATCACAAAAATCAACAGTTGTTTCCTCACAAAGTATTGTTGGGTTTATTCCAAATCCTCCAGCACCACCATCTTTCGTTCCAGATGGTGATGGTGATGGTGGTGATGGTGGTGATGATGGTGGTGATGATCCAATTGCTCAGACCTTTATCGTAAAAGACACACAAGACGCTACTGGTGTATTCATTTCAAAAATTGATCTATACTTCCAAACAAAAGATCCTAACTTGGGTGTAACAGTTGAACTGAGATCTGTACTTAATGGATATCCAACGTTGAATCAGATTCCTGGCTCTCAAGTGCACTTAAATAGTTCACAGGTCAATACTTCTAATGATGGATCTATTGCAACAACAGTCACGTTTAATGATTTGGTGTTTCTCAAGAACTTTACAGAATACTGTATTGTTGTAACACCAGATAATGCAAATCCAAACTATGAGTTGTTTGTAAGAAAAGCTGGTGAAGCTGATTTCATTACAAAAAATGTTGAGAATAAAGACTCATTTGTTGGATCATTGTTTGTTTCATCTAACAACTCCGCATGGAAAGCAACTGTTGATGAAGACTTTAAAATGACAATTTACAGAGCCAATTTTACAAAAGGTTCTGGTGAAGTACTGTATACAAACAGGGATTATGAATTTTTTGATCTTAGTAGTATACAGGGAGGGTTCGAACAAGGCGAAAGAGTATTCGAATGGGATCCGTCAGCAAATATAACTGGTACCGTGCAGTTTACAACAACATCAGAAACAGTAACTGGATCTGGTACCGCGTTTACAACCGATTTGAATGTAGGTGATTGGGTAGCATTGTCCAATGGAACGTCCCATGATGCAAAAAAGGTTACATCAATTACAAGCAATACTTCTCTTACTATTCAAGGATTTCCAACTTTTGCAGTGCAAGGTGCAAACACAGCTAACGTAATGTTATCTGCTCAAGGCACGGTTGACTTTTATGAAAACACATCAAGAAATAAAGAAATGTTCTTGATTGATTCAACAGCAAACAGCACAATGTACTTTGCCAATAGCGACATTATTATTGGAAGTCAGTCGCAAGCAAATGCAGTTGTTACAACAGTAAAGAACTTAAAAACTTCTGGATTTGAAAATTTAATTTACTATATTTCACCAGAACTTACTGAATTTACTCAATTTGCTCAAGCAAATACTGCAACCGGTTCTTCTGCAAACAACTCATATCCAGTTGACAATAGAGCAAGATTTGACGAGGAACAATACATTAAAAGTAGGTCAAATGAGATTGTTGATCAATCTGGTGCTAAGTCTTGGAAACATACTTATAAGTTTAAGACACAATTAGATCGTTTGTCACCAATCTTAGATGATAGTACAACAAGTATTGTCAGATTGGAACATGTTATTAACAACGATGCAACAAATGAATACTTACCAGGACAAGGTAATGCATTGGCAAAATATGTATCAAAGGTTGTTACTTTAGATGCTGGTTTAGATGCAGAAGATATTAAAGTATTTGTCACATCAACAAGACCACAAGGAACAGACGTACAAGTATGGGCAAGAGTGCTTAACGAGTATGATCCAGATCCTTTTGGCGATAAGCATTGGACTAAACTAGCAAGAGTTGGTGATGATTCATTCACATCTCCTACAGGTATTAATGACTTTATCGAAATGGAATTTGGTTTTCCAACATCATTAGATGTTACAAAACTAAGTGGTACTGGTCTTGCTGATTTAGCAAACACCCAAATTTCGACAAATGGTACTGATCTATCAACAGCTGTATCTACAAACGATTTACTCAAAATTGTTAATACGAGTAGAACAACCGATTATCAACTTGAATTAGTATCAGCTGCAAACTCAACTGTAATTACACTAGCTAACGCATTGACTTTTGACAACACGGAAGCTGACTTGTTCTTGGTTAATACAACAGCGAAACAACAAGCGTTCTTAGATCCAGGAAATGAAGGAATTGTAACTTACTTTAATGGTGATAATATTAGATTTAATCAATATAGATCCTTCCAAATTAAGATTGTGATGTTGTCACCTGATATTACTAGAGTTCCAAGAATTAAAAACTATCGTGCAATTGCAGTAACAATTTAGGGTTATTATGGCTGTAGGAAAATTAATTCAAACTGAAGTATCTTCTCTTGGAAGAGAGCCTAACAGCATGGCTCTTATAAATACAGATAGACGTTCGTTAGAAATATACAAGAAACAACGAGCAGAATCTAAGAATGCACAAAACCTACATGATGATGTTGAACAATTGAAAAATGATATGAAAGAAATTAAGGATCTCTTGGTCCAAATAGCAAGAGGATAAGATGGCAAAAACATCATACTTGGGTGCTAATGTATCAGTTAGTACAGATACATTTAGAGAGTGGGTTGAGAGAACAAACCAGTTGGTTTACGATGCTGGTACAATTCAAGTAACTGTTGGTGCTGTCGCATCACCAAATGGTACCAACCATACCATTACTACAGGTAATGGATTTGTAAATGGAATATTCTCGGCCAATACCTTGGTTGCTGTTGATACAATTAGAGGTGGTTCTGTTAGTACATCAGCTGCACTTAACGTGGCATCAAATGTGCACGTAACTGCAAATGTTACACACGATCTTGGTACACCAACAATGGCTTTTGGAAATGGATATTTTAATAATGTAAGAGCATTTGGTGATGTTGAAGCAAGTTACTCATCAGATATAAATTTAAAGACAGATCTCAAACAAATGAAAAATGCTTTAGAGGTCGTGCAAAATCTTAATGGATATATGTTTACATGGAAAACAGATGATCATAAAAATGGTACAACAGATCTAGGTGTTGTTGCTCAGGAAGTTGAAAAAGAACTTCCATTCCTTGTTAGTGAAAATGGAAATGGCGCATTATCAGTTAAATATCAATCCCTTATTCCACTACTTATTGAAGCTATTAAGGAATTAGGTCAAAGACTAAAAGATCTGGAGGATAGACATGCCACTTAAAGTAGCTGGTGTTGAAATTGTTAACTCAACTGCAAACTTACAAGTTTCAACGTTACCTGACACTGGAATAGTTACACAGGAATTTGGTAACACCACGTTTTCTATTACTGCTAATGTAACAAATAGAGGCATAGTCAACTCCATATCTATTGCAGAGATAAATAAGACGTCGAGGAATTTTGGAGCTGACTCAAACAATGATTCATCCTATGTTGTATACGTTAGTACAAGCTCACCTTCTGGTGGAGCTAATGGGGATATCTGGTACCAGACGTTCAACTAAAGGGTCTGGTAAATGACAACCTCATACCTCTCACGATTCTATGCAAAAGAATATGCAGGTGAACCAATCACATCTGTCGTGAGCTATACTGGTACCCGAACAGTAACACCTACTATGTTATATCAAAATGCATACGGTGGTAGTTACAGAGGGTTTGAGGGTGTATATGCTAATGTAAGAGCTTCACGCTTATCTTACCAATCTGTTGTAACGAGAAATTATGCAAAGACATACACTGATTATGTTGATTATAATTCAGTTGATCTTAGAACTTACTCTAAAGTGTACACTGGTAGTGGTGTAAGACCTAGCTCTGAATTTTGGCAGAAAGCATATTCAACACAAGATGGTAATACTTATAAAACAGGTGCATATATCGATAGTTCAATATATGCGTTAGCAAACGTATCAAAAGATTACCATGGTGATTATGCATCGGATCAAAACTACACTGCTCTACTAAGCTATACTGGTACAATTCAATATCAGGGATTACAAGTACCTCATGAATTTATTGGTCAGATTTCATATTTTAGAACTTATGGTACTAGAATTGATAGTACAAACTACACTAAAACATATGAAGGTGATATAACATATAGTACATTATGGACAAAAACTTACACATCTGAGCAGGTTTATCGATCTAGTACTCAACAGGGTTACGATAAAACATATGCTGGACTTCTTGATTACGAAGGCACATATACAAAAGAATATACAAGTTATTTGTTACTTCATTACTTAGCATATAACACTGATTATAGTAAAGATTATGTTAAAGACTATGCAAAGAATTATTCGGTCTCATATGGTGCTGGAAATTATACAATCGATTATGAAAAGATTTGGCAAAAAACATATACAAAAACATATTCAAAAGTTTGGACCGGTGATGGTGGTGTAACTGACTTTTTAAAGAATTACTCTGGTGTTAACTCATATCAAAATCAAGAAACGTTAATTTATTACACCGGTGTTAAAGATTGGGTAAAAAATTATGAGGGTAACCTCACATTCTCAACACTTGGTAATTTTACAGTTGATTATGTTGGTACATATAGAGGTCCTGCAAACTTCATTAAAACATATATTGGTGAAGCTTCATATGAATCTATAAAAAATTATACAAAAGGTTATGCAGCTGATTATGTTGCAACAGAAAACTTTGAAAAAGAATACAACAAGTTACTATCATATACCAGTTATGCATATTACGCTGGTGGTTTATATGCGAGAAGTTTTGAGTCATATACTAATTATATTAGTTTGCAAACTTACTTGGGTACAACAACATTTACAGGTACATACAGCGGTATTGCTGAAACTTCTTTTAGAGCTTCATTGTATCAAGCACTCTATACAAAAAACTGGGTTACTGATTACGTTAAGAATTACGACACGTTCTATATCAAGAATTATGTAAAGGATTACGTAACACTTTATAACACTGATTATGAAAAAAATTACGATACTATTTACACCAAGAATTGGTTGAAGAATTATGTGAAAACCTACACCAAGAATTGGTTAAAAGATTACGTAACCGACTATGATAAAACATGGGAAAAGGATTACGTAAAGACCTATACGAAGATTTGGGAAAAGAATTATGAAACAGATTATGACAAAAACTATGTAAAGACCTATACGAAGATTTGGGAAAAGAATTATGTAACAGATTATGATAAAAATTATGTTAAGAATTACGATACAATCTACACTAAAAATTGGGTAAAGAATTACGATACAATTTACACAAAGAATTGGTTAAAAGATTATGTAACTGACTATGATAAAGATTACGTAAAAACATATACAAAAGATTGGGTAACTGATTATGATAAAGATTACGTAACTGATTATGAAAAGATTTGGGTAAAGAATTATGACACAATTTATACCAAGAACTGGGTAAAGACATATGATAAAGAGTATCAACAAGAGTATGGTGGCCCTCAATACTACGGTGGTTACTCAAGACTTTGGCTAACACATTATGCTAAAACTTGGGAAAAAGATTATGTGAAAACATATGATAAGACTTGGGTCAAGGCATATGATAAAGATTGGGTAACTGATTATGACAAGAACTATGTAAAGAATTATGATACTCTTTATACCAAAAACTGGGTCAAGTCGTATGATAAAGATTACGTAGCTGATTATGATAAGATATGGACCAAGATTTGGACGAAGAATTACCTAAAAAATTACCAGGGTGTGATTTTCTTTGGTGGATTTCAAAACTTTACACAGTATACCAAAGATTGGGTAACTGATTATGATAAAAATTACGATAAAATCTATACCAAGAACTGGGTCAAGTCGTATGATAAAGATTACGTAACCGAATATGAAAAAACATGGGAGAAGGACTATGTTAAGACTTACACCAAGAATTGGGTCAAAGTATACGAAAAAGATTACGTAACTGACTATGACAAGAACTATGTAAAGAATTACGATACTCTTTACGAAAAACATTGGGAAACCAATTGGGCAAAACTATGGGTCAAGTCATATGATAAAGATTACGTAACCGACTATGACAAAACATGGGAAAAAGATTACGTTACGATTTATACAAAGAATTGGGTCAAGACGTATACCAAGAATTGGGTAACTGATTATGACAAGAATTATGTTAAGACTTACACTAAGAATTGGGTCAAAGATTATGTAACTGATTACGATAAGACTTGGGAAAAAGATTACGTAACCGACTACGACAAAACATGGGAAAAAGATTACGTTAAGACCTATACTAAAGACTATGTAAAAACGTATGAAACTGACTATAATAAAGACTATGTAAAAACGTATACAAAGATATGGGTAAAAACATATGAAACTGATTATGATAAAAATTACGTAAAGAATTACGATACCATTTACACCAAGAACTGGGTTAAAGACTACGTCACTGATTATGATAAAGATTATGTGAAGGATTATGTAACAGACTATGAAAAGACATGGGTCAAACTTTATAATAAAGATTGGGAGAAGAATTGGTTAAAGGACTATCTCAAGGCTTATGAGAAGAGATGGGAAAAAACATATACAAAGGATTGGATAACTAACTACGAAGCAATTCGTATGATTAGATTAAAAAATTACCAGCTAAGACTGACATACGAAGGCTCAAATTCTGGTGAATATATTGCAAACTGGTCTGGTACAGCACAATACGAAAGACTCTGGGGACAAACGTTTGTAGGTGAATTCACAGCAGAATATAATAAAGATTATGAAAAGGCATGGAGCAAAAACTATGTTAAGTTGTATGAAGGTGATTACGTAAAAACATATTCAAAAACATATACAAAGACATATGAAAAGACTTGGGTAAAGGATTGGGAAAAGGTATACACTAGTACGTGGGATGCTGACTACGTAAAAGATTATATTCAAACTTGGACTAAGATATACAGTAAAGATTACGTAAAAGGATATGAAGGACCAAATGTATACAATAGCATTTACGTAAGTAGTAATTTTGGTAACCAATTCTTAAAGAACTGGCAAAAGAATTATGACGCTGATTATGAAGGTAATAAGTTCCCAACATTCACTAACAGATTCTTAACTCAATATAATGAACTTTACACCAAATCATGGACTCAAGATAACAACTACCAGAACTATACGAAGAGTTGGATTAAAGACTACGAGGCATCATATGTTGGTCTATTTTATGGTGGTTATCAAGGTGACACAAATGCATATTCTGTATATAATAAAGAGTATGTAAAGGATTATTCCAAAGATTGGTTACAAATCTGGCAAAAGACATACAATAAAGTATGGGAAGGTAATTACACAAAATCATATGATGCGACATATGATAAAATTTATAATAAAGACTATATTGCTGATTACTTAAAATTATATGTTGGTAACTATAATAAAGAATATAACAAATTATGGTCTAAGGTTTACACAAAGACTTATGACAAAGTTTGGGTTGGTACATATTCACCTGCTGTAGTATACGAAGCAGCATATGAAGGTTCGACAAACTATTCAGGTGAAGTAGCATACTCAAAAACCTACTCTGGTACATTCCATGCTTCATATCAACCAAGTTATATTGGTGAGAATCAGTTCCCACAACAGTTTAGAGGTGAACTAAAATCAATTGTTCCTTATATGGGTACTACTGCATATAGTGGTCCTACAACAGGTAATATCCAGGAAGCAGCTACCGGTAACAACGCAGTACATATGCACGTTAAGTCTGATGATCAATGGAAAGAATTACAAGCGTTATTTGTAAAGAAAGATGATGAATGGAAGCGAGTTAAATATTTAAGCGTCAATCAAGATGGTAACTGGAAGACAACATTTATTGGATATGAGCCAACAGATATTGTTTTGGATAGTGGCGCTCAGCTTGTAAATGATTCTGATATTACAACAGCAAAAGGTACAACAATCACGAGTGATGGTAAAAGATCATACTTCGTTAACAACTTCAATCTTAGAAACTATTTAATTGCAAAAGGTAAAGATCCAGATAATAATCCTCAGATTGTAAATATCTACGTTGGTGAATATGCCAACACAAATAAAAACTTTATCTTTGGTTCTGCAAATACAGATTTACCATCAATTGATTTAACACTCAACAGACCGCATTTACAATTAGATGATTCAGTGAATGGAAGAAACTATGGTATTGATCATTTAGTTAGAATTGTTACTTATAACTCAGGGTTTATTGTCGGTAAGGGTGGTAAAGGCGGTGATGCACCAGTTGGCATTAAGGGTGCAGGATTGAATGGTGATAACGGATCTGATGCTATTAGAACCGGTGCTAACACTCAGCTTTGGATTGAGAATTATGGAATTATTGCAGGTGGCGGCGGCGGTGGTGGTGCAGGTGGTGTTACTGATCCTTATAGCCAAGAAGCTGGTGTTTTTTCACAAACATTTACCGGTACTGCATATCATAGTGGTAATCAATTATACACAAGAGGATTTGAGGGTAGCTTCCAAAAACAATTCCTTGCAAATCTAGAAACATGGGAAAAGAATTACGTAAAGAATTACGACACTTCATATCTGAAAGATTATGATAAAGCATATTCGGCTGATTATAATCAGACATTTGTAGGTGCATATACAAAAGCCTGGGAGGCATCTTATAACGCAGCTGATAGTGGTGCTGATTATACAAAAATTTGGGAAGGTGCTTTTGAAAAAGCATATAACGCTGAATATATTGGAAGTTATGTTGGTCCTATATTCTATGGAGGATTTAGTGGCGAAATAGCATATATTGGTAATTACAGTAAAGATTGGGTAAAAGCATTCACTAATAACTTTACAAAAATTTATACACTTGATTACCAAAAAGAATATTTGAGAGATTGGACAACTGTTTATCAAAAAGATTGGAACCAAACATATTCAAAAGATTGGGTTAAAACCTACACAAAGAATTACGATAAAACTTGGGAAAAAGATTACGTAAAAGGTTACTCATCTGTAATGAATTATGTTGGTGTGTGGAATGCTTATTCAGGGGCAGAGGCTTCTTACATTGGTGCCTTTACAAGATCATGGCAATCACCATACAATAGAGATTATACTGGAACTGTATTTTACACTAAGGAAAATGCAAATAACTACACGGGACTATCTGGTACATTTACTGGCGGTGTATCATATGCTAACGGTGAAACAGATTACCAAGGTGTACCAGTCTTTGTCGGAGAATTTACAAAAGAGTATGCAGTAAATTACAACGGTTTCTTAAAAAATTGGACAAAGGTATACAATGGTGATTATTCAGCAAATAGAGACTTTGAAACAAGCTACATAAAAGCCTATGAGGTAACCTACTCTAAAAGTTGGATTAAAGACTATTCTGCTGACTATACTAAACAATGGTTGCAAGATTATGGTAGCTCATATGAAGCATCGTATGAAGGTGCATTTACAAAAACATATGAAGACGAATCTTACTTAAAAACTTATGATAAAACATACGAGGGTGTTTATTCAGCAACGTATGAAAAGAACTATGATAAAATTTACACCAAGATCTGGTCAATATTCTATGGTGGTTATCAAAAAGATTATACAACAGATTACACAAGATCATGGATAAAGGCTTATAATAAGGATTGGACAGGTCTTTATCACAAGACATATGAAAAAACATATACAGTTGACTATAGTATTGATTATCTAGCAGTGTTCTTAAAAAATTGGAATTCTGGATATACCAAAGAATATGAACAAGTTTACACTAAAATTTGGACGAAAAACTATGACGCTGATTATGTAAAAAATTATACTAGCGGACTAACAGGGTTATCATACGAAGGTGAAAATGTATACGTAGCTGGAGGTGCAGGTAGAACTATTGGTTATGCTATCGGTCAAAGTTATGAGGTTGGAACACCAACGGTATATTCTAGTGACTTTGAGAGATCGTTCACACAAACATTTGGTGCAACAGCTTGGGAGCATACAAGTACAATTCAATATGCTAAGAATTATGATGCATATGTAAAGGATTATGGACTTCAATACAATTCAGGTACTACGTATTCAGATAATGATCAAACATACTTGGGTAGCTATGATGGATTTTCAGGAATCTATAACACACCAGAGTTTTCTAAAGAATATGGTGGTACCAGTTATCAAGGATCATATACACAGTCAACCGGATATCAAAAAGAATATACTGGAGACTTTACAAAAACATATACAGCAATCTACAATACATACGTTGGTGAATACAATAAAACATACCAAGCAGTGTTTACTCACGATTATGGTAAGGTATGGTCAAACCAAGGTATCGCAGACGTCAATTTAACATATAGTACTTTAATTCTTGATTACGTTGGAATATACGGTCAATTTACACTAGGATATAATCCTGGTGAAGTTCCCATTTATGAAAAAGTTTGGGGTGACACGTATACAGGTCAAACAGGTGGATATACAGGCTTAGGTGGACTTGCTACAAACACAGAATACTTTACATCACCATGGACAAAGACTTATAGTAAGACATGGCTAGCAAGTTATAGAGGTGATTTCGAAAAATTGTATCAAGGTGAATATTCTGGTGCTTATACAGCATCATATGAGGCAGCAGTATACAATAAAAGCTACATGGGCCCAATTTCATATGATAATTATCAAACCTCATATGACAAGGACTATGGTGGGACTGAGTATAGACGAGCTAGCGCAGCACATTATGAAGTTGATTATACAAAACAATTCCAGAAAGGATATGTTGACAATTGGGCTTCATTTGAAAAAACATATTCAAAGAATTATCAACTGCTTACGGGATTTGTATCAACTAGCGCTTCGACATATCTTGGAGTGTATTCTTTATCATATGAAGGATCAAACTTTGATGGTGCAGTTTATACAAAAGATTGGGAAAAAACATACACAAAGGTTTATACAAAAGATTACGAAGGATCGTTTACAAAGAGTTGGCAAAAAGATTACCAAAGTACTGTATATACAAAAACATATAATATAAGTTATGCAAAAGACAGTGCAGAACTATTTGAAGCAACATATGAAGGTTCATTTACCGGAACATTTACTAAGAACTATGACCGTGTATATGAAGGTACAACTGGAAATTATACTAAATCTTATGAGAAAGATTACGAAGGTTCATTTACTGGAACCTTCGCTAAGTACTGGATTAAGACATACACATCAGAATATAATGTATCATATGAAAAAGATTACGAGTCAACATTTAATAAAAGTTATGACGCTGTATATACTGGTACATTTACAAAAGAGTACGAAAAGGATTATATAAAGGCATATTCAAAGGATTATGTCTCAACCTTCTCGTCTTCATTTGAAAGACCGTTTACAGGCTCTTACTCTTCATTGACTTATAGTTCGACATATGAATCACAAGTACAATACGTGAAAGATTATACAACAAACTACACAGACCTAGTCTATGGAAAAGATTATGTAAATGATTGGGTAAAGAACTTTGTATTAACATTCTCATCAAATTACGTAAGTACGTTTGTAGGTTCATTTAGTCGTGAGTTTGTTCCAGAGCAAGCATATGTAAAAGAATACTCATTAGATTATTTAAGATCTTGGACATCAACATGGACTGGTGATTACACAAAAACATACACAGGTGATTTGTATATTAAGAATTATGATACAAACTACACAAAGTTGTATATTGGTGAATATAGTAAAGTTTATTCTGGCAGTGGTGGCACATATGGTGCAGTTGATGTTGATTACGTAAAGACTGCATACGCTGAGGTTTACACTGGTTCTGAAACAGCTAGGTTTCTTGGATCATATATTAAAAGTTATGAGAATGTTTATAATAAAACATATGACAAGGATTGGGTTAAAGATTACGACGCTGTTTATGAAAGACGTTATGCAAAGAACTATGATGTAGATTATATTAAAACATATACGGTAGAATATACAAAATTATACAATGCTGTTTATAGTAAGGATTATTTGCAAACGTACGACAAGACATACTTAAAAGATTACAATAAAGTATACGAAAAAAGTTATCTAGGACCAATATATTATGGTGGATTTTCTGGAGCTGACTTAGATGCAATTGCATACAATAAAGATTATCTAAAGATATGGACTAAATTATATACTAAAATATGGTCTGAGCCATATATAAAATCATATTCAAAAGATTGGGAAAAGGTTTGGTCTGTTGATTATAATAAAACATACTCTAAGACATGGTTTAAGTTATATAACGTAGACTATCAAAAGACTTGGAGTAAGAGCTACTCAGCATCATACGTAAAAGGATGGACTAGAGATTGGGATAGAGAATACCAATCGCAGGTGTGGAATAGATCAGTTGTTATAAGTTATTCTGGTACCGGTACTATGACTGGTGTTGGTGGAGGCGGTGGTGCTGGATTTGATGCTGGCTTAGCTGGTTTAACAGGACAAACCGGTGACCTTATTTCAAGATTACCAGAAGCAGGTGAACTATATAAGGGTGGTAGATCCGGAACACCTAACCTCACGTTTGGTAATACGAGAATTAGATCTGGTGATGGTGGTAACTTGGGTGAATATGGACTAGGAGCAAGAGAAAACTTTAGACGTAAGACAAGGTTTGCAAATAGTGGACATGGTGGTTTACCTGGTGCTGCTATTAGAGGATTTAGTTCAAATAGAGTGACATTTGTGCACACTGGTAATATACTAGGAGATCCAACATATAAGTATCAATAATATGAACAGTTTGAATTTAAATTATGTAAGAATTATAAATCCATATTACAAAGACATAAATAAGTTAGTAGGAACAGAAGCACAGCTTGTCAATGAAGAAATTGATGCACGTGTTGTTGAGTTTCAAGACTTTTATGATATAGATTTGATCGCTGCATCTGCAGAGCCTGTTGAACCAGCAGATACTAGAGATCAAATATTGAAAGAGATTATGAGTGAAAGAAAAGATAGATTAGGTCTTCATAGAATTATAAATACTGATACGACAGTATGGTCACAACGATTTAATATAGACAGGAGTGAGATTGTGAGTGAAAATCAAGCCGAGGAACCCCCATATCCATTTGGTCCCGCCCATCCCATATACGCCTTTTATGCAAATGATAAGCGTGATGTAATCACCTTCTTTTTAAGACATCCCGATAATTCAGTTGATCAACATACAATTGATAAGGGTCGAGAACACTTTCCAGCTTGGCATCATATTACTAAAATTTTTACCAACGATCAAATTGAAAAGAATACTCGTGCTGAGATTGATAAAATCAATCAAGCTCGTGAAGAACAAGAAAAGCGTGAAAAGGACGAACGTGATAAAGCTATGCAAGAGCGTTTGTTTCAGATGAAAGTTGATGCATTTGAGCTACCTATTGTAAATGATTCACAAAACCGTGAATTAAAGTCAATGATTCGTAAAGCAAAAAGTGAGATGGAGTTATTTGGCGCTGTCGGGGCTCTGTATGCATTAAATTACATGAATGAGGGTAAAAGTGGGTCAGCCGAATAATGGATTTCTTTATGTTGGGTCATTAACTAAACCTTATTACGATGCCGCTGTAATGTCGGCTGAGTCGATTAAGGATTATTGGCCTGAAGCAAAGATAACTTTGTTTACACACGAGCCATGGGTAAATCAACGACGTGATAGTAAGATATTTGATCGTATTGAGACAAATATTCCTGTACACTGTCGAGCAAAGTTGTGGGCACTTGATCAAACACATTATGATAAAACAGTATACATGGATGCTGATACGTATTGTGAACACGAAGATGTAAAATATATTTTTGATGAATTACCAGACGATTACGATATGGTCATGACAACCAATAGACCTTACAATGCAAAGGTTGTATATTTTACAAAAGAGCGTGAGCTTGAGCATTGGAAGCAACCAGATAAAGAACTAATCGAAAAGTATGCTGTCGTACACTCATGGGAACCTAATGCAGAACATGGTGTGTATAGGATGAAATGGCATTGTGGAATGCTTATATATAATAACAAACCACATACATTAAAAATGTTGCACGCTTGGTACGACAATTACAAAGATCAAATTACAAGTAAAAAGAACTGGCGTGAGAAATTTGAGCATCCGTCATCATTATGGTATTGGGACACCTATGCATTTTGGAGAACTAATTTCTATACAAATTATAATGTAAAGATTAAGGAAATTCATCCTAGATGGAATTTTGTTAAAGGATACAGAGACTGGGAACTGAAGGATACTGTAAAGGTTTTTCATCATTACACAGTACCTCATAGACCACAAGAGGAGCAACTATTAGATGACCCCAATATTTCAAATACAATCGGAAATTTTGAAGTATTTAGATGAGTGGAAAGATTTTGTTTGGGATCTAGATTTACCAAATAACTTTGGACCTGAGCC